AACATAGAGGATATGTTCTGGCAAAAGATGGTTCACTTGAAATTGATTTAAACACAAAAGATTCTTTTGATGTTAATTTGGCTGACGACTCTTTGGCCATAGATTACTTTGGAGATTTGAACAAAATTATTTTGTCATACATTGAAAAATATCCTTACTGTGCATCAGGTAATCAATGGTCGCTTGTTGAGCCTGTCGTCATTCAACACTATTCGCCCGGTGGTGGATTTAAAAAATGGCACACCGAAAGAAATGGATTTGGATTAAATAATCTGAAAAGACACTTGGTGTTTATGACATATCTAAATGATGTTACTGATGAAGGTGGTACGGAGTTCTTACACCAAAACAAAGTTTTTACACCCAAGAAAGGGTTAACTTTAATTTGGCCTGCTGATTGGACTCACACACATAGGGGTGTGGTTTCACCATCCCAAGATAAATATATCATCACTGGTTGGTTAAGTTTTATTTGAGGTTATATGATAAACGATGTTGATTTTGTATACGATTATTCAGACCTTCATCGGATGAACGTTCGGGTTAAGTTCCTGACTGGTAAGTTTGCAGATTTTATCATTGAATTCACAAATATCTGGCTTGATTACAGGCCTGATGGTAATGACTTTTCTTTTGATTACTTATTGTTTCAAATTCCAGAAAAGATGAAAGTCATGGATCAAGAAACCTTCCAAGAGTTTAAAGAACACATGGGATATACGCTTGTTGATATCATCTCACATCGTAAAAACAATAAAAATGATTGGAAAAGGCTCATTCGAGCAGATAAGATAACAGGTCGTAAATTTTGTTCTATTAAGATTGATGATAAATATTATAAAAAAACAATAAAGGTAAAACATGACAATTAACTCCAGTGGAACATTATCAATGGGTGGTTCTACCAGTGGACAATCTATTGAATTGGAATTGTACAATGGTGGACAGGGGTATAATAGCTCGGGTACCGCCTCAATTTCAATGAATGATTCTGCTGTTAGAACTTTGTTGGGCGTTTCTTCTGGTGCAATAAGTATGTCTAGTGCATATGGTAAATCTTCTTACACACCAACGGTCCACATATTCACATCGAGTGGAACTTTCACATATGTTGCTGGTATGGGTTCGATTTCTTATATTACTGTTGGTGGCGGCGGCGGTGGCCACGGTGGTATATCAAACGCCGCAGGTTCTGGTGGCACGGGTGGATATACTGTGACAGGAACAGCAACAATTAGTTCAAGTTTTACAGTTACAATTGGTGCCAGTGGTGCAGGCGGTTCGGGTGGCATAGGGTCTGGTGGTACTGGAGCCACAGGTGGAACAACACAATTTTCAGGTGGTTTGACTCAAGTGGCACCAGGTGGCGCTGGAGCATCGGGATATTCTTCTGCGGGTCTTAATGGTGGCAATTATGGCACCACATCTAACTTTCTTGGCACCACATATGGTCCGTATGGTGCAGCTGGAGCAGTAGGTCCATCACAACCAAACACTGCTGCAAACGGAACAAACCCCGGTGATGCTGGTCAAGGTGGTGGCCACGGGATTGCACAATATAGCATTTCAGGTTCACCCGGTGGTAATGGTGCGGCGGGTATAGCAGTAATTTATGGATAAAAGATATGTACACATACGCAATTATAGACAGTAACACAAATATAATTATAGATTCTTGTATTTGGAATGGAAAAACCGAAACTTGGCAAAATCCATATGCAAATACGTATTTGTTACAAACACAAAATAACTACATTGGTTGGGTCATAACAGGCAACAATATTGTAAATCCAGCAAACACAGAAGAATTTCTAATAGTATAAAGATATATCATGTTTAATTATTGTCCCCCACGGGAACTCAGTGACTTAAAATCAGAAACCTTTCCAGACGGCAAGCGTTATTACACACTAGATGATGGTACTCGTTTGCCCTCTGTAACCACCGTTCTTGGTGCACAAAAGAAACAGGCCATCTTTGAATGGCGTAAGCGTGTCGGTGAGGAAGAAGCTAACCGTATCAGTAAACAGGCCACATCACGTGGAACCAACGTCCACACGATTTGTGAGAACTATCTTAACAACAAGGTAGACTACATGAAAGGCATCATGCCTGATGCGTTGGAGTACTTCCTGTCTATCAAACCATATCTTAACAGGATTAACAACATTCATTACCAAGAGGCTGCTTTGTGGTCTAAACAACTTGGCATGGCTGGTCGTGTAGACGTTATTGCGGAATATGAAGGTGAGTTGGCAGTTATTGACTTTAAGACTGCATCCAGACCAAAATCCAGAGATTCCATCATGGATTATTTCTGGCAAACTACTGCATACAGTCTCATGTATGAAGAACTAATTGGAATTCCTATAAATAACCTAATCATCATCATGGCCGTGAAAGATTCTGAACCATTGATTTTTAAGGAAAAGACAAGCGACCACATTGACGGTTTAGTTGAAGCAATTCATTATTACCAGAAAACGCTTGCCAAGAATTAAACTTTCTGATAGGATACGAGACATGAAAAAACTTATTACTATTCTACTACTGTCATCTCTAGCAACTGTTGCTTCGGCACATTGCTGTTATCGTCAGACATATCACTGGGGCGGTCCTAGTGTCGGTTGGGTTCCATTGGCTGCAGGTGTTGTCATTGGTGCCGAACTTGCATCACAACCTAGATATGGTACTGTAATCGTTGAACAACCACCTGTATATGTACAACAACCAGTTGTTCAAGCACCACCACTAGGTTATCACTGGCAAGAAATGATTGACCCTCAAACAAACACTAAAAAGATTGTATTGGTACCAAATCAATGAAAGTCAAAAAATTAGTTCAAAAATTAAACCGTGCCGAGTTTCAACATAATCTCGACAAGGCAAAGAAACTCTGGATGAAATTGTTAAAGAAATCATTCAAAGGTAAGCACACCGAATCGGTGCGCTAATAATGATAGTAAACTTGGTATAAGAAAAGTGTTCTGGACGGCGGTTCGATTCCGCCCATCTCCACCAAAAGCATACTCCCTTGGGAAGTGGTTACCTGAGTGAGCGTTAGGACCGACATGACCAATCGGGAGTTCTTGGTAGTGTGCTTTTGATGGGGATGACCAGGTTTCGACAGGGTAAAGAGTAAGATATTCAGGCTATCCGTCAGAGTTGACGTAAACACTAAATCAAAAATAAACGCAAACGATGAACGTTTCTTGATGGCTGCGTAAGCACCGTCTGGGGTTTCGCCAACTGTCCTTATTAACCAATCAGTTGGCATTTAATTTTAACTTAAAGGAGTTTTTTAATGAAGAAGTTAGTTCTATTGGCCACTTTGATGGCTGCATTTGGAGTTGCATCGGCCGTTGAAGTTGGTGTTAATGGTTCTATCGACAACTACAGCAAGAATGACCGCACTGGTTATGGTTTGACTGTTGGCCAACATTTTGGCAAGTTCAGTGTTACCGCTGAAGCTGACCGTGAAGCCAAACGTGATTTGAACAAGTTCAGCGCAGTCGCTGGTTATGATGTTTTGACTTTGGGTTCAGCAACTTTGACTGCTAAGGCTGGTCTAGGTTACTTGGACAAGACTGGTGTTAAAGGCAATGAGCACTATGTTGCTCTAGTTGGTGCAGGTGTTTCTGTTCCAGTTACTAAATCATTGGCTTTGACTGTTGATTATCGTTATCAAGACGGTGACCGTAAAGTCAAATTGTATGACGGCAATACTGTTGCTGTAGGTGCAAAGTACTCTTTCTAAGAGTCCTATAAGTTTCGGTGGGTTCTTACAAAACCCACCTTTTTCAACTGGAGAATTCAATGCGAAGTAAACTCATACTTGTAGCAGTATTCTTTTCAGCAATCATCTTGATGGTTTCTTGTATCAACGTTGATACTTATAACCTGCCTTTTAAGACCACTTACAATGCGTTACCTGATGACACTAAAGTCCAAGTAACTTGTTTGGCACAAAATATTTACCATGAAGCCGCTTATGAACCTATTGAGGGTCAGAAGGCCGTTGCTTTCGTAACTATTAACCGTGTGCAATCTGGATATGCAGACACTATCTGCTCCGTGGTCAAACAGAAGACTGGTAAGACCTGTCAGTTTTCTTGGTATTGCGAAAAGAAGAATGGAAAGGGCTTGCCAATCCATGACGAGAAGTTATATAATGAAATTTTGGAACTCGCTACAAACTTAATTGTAAACTACGAGAGGCAGAACGATGTTACTGAAGGTTCGACATACTATCATGCGGATTACGTCCATCCTGGATGGCGTCACTTGGAGAAAGTCAAACAAATCGGAAGACACATCTTCTACCGTTCCGAAAGAGACTCAATTGATAGAAACAAGGAAATCATTTAACATGGAAAACCAAGATTCACATATGAAAATTGTTGTTACCTCATTGGTGTGTATCACCATTATTGTTGTATCGGTAATCATTAGTGGTTATTTGTCAAATACAAATGATCGAAACAACATGGCAAAGAACATGGACACCGCCATTCAAAAAGGTATTGACCCTATCTCTGTTAAGTGTGCATATGCAACACAAGCAGATAACCTTTGCATGGTTTATGCATTGAAGGTCAAATAATGCCCACTAAAGATGAAATTCGTGAATTCTCTCTGAAAATTGCGGAGATTGCTGAAGAATATAATATTCATTGTATGGATGCAATCATTCAATACTGTGAAGAATCAGGTATTGAAATTGAGGTGGCTGCCACCTTGATTTCATCACACCTTAAAGCAAGAATCCGTGAAGAAGCACAATCAGTTAATCTGATTAAAAAGTCGAGTCGGTTACCTATTGTATGATATAATATTCATCCGGTTTTCTTTTTAATTTGGAAGAAATGTTGGACTTTGTACAGTTCATAAATTCGGCCGCTGATGTTACTGATTCAAATAATCCAAAAGGTG